TGTTGTGAGTGTTCCTAGTGATTGTAATTTTGAGAAACTTCGCACTTGCCGATATGAAGTTGTCGGAGAGTATCAAGGCGAACTTCTCAAGCCACTCTATTCTGCTAGTCTAGATGCTGGAGTTGATTATGACTCTAACGAGGATGATGAAGAATATGATAATGATTATGATTGGGGATGGAATGACGACGATGAGGATGATGGTGCGTATGCTGAAGATTATGAAGACGATGAAGATTACGACGATTACAACTGATTCTTAAAAATAAAGTGGAGTTTGGTGACTAAGATCATAGCCTCTGGTTGGGGAACTCAACAAACGCTATGTGAGAGAGGTTCGATTCCTCTCCCGCTATTTTATATCGCTAATGATAGTAGAGGTTGCTATCCCGATATGGTTTGAGGTTGTTTACAATTACAGGTAATGGTGAAATATGTTTAAGATGGAACTTGGTTTTAATCCGTATGACAATAAAACTAATCAGGCTTTTGATGCTAATCACTGCCAGATGAGAGAAAAGTTTATTGGCTCTTTTGGTGGTAAGCAAAATATTTATTGCTATAATGGAGATCCTCGTAAAAAAATCAGCACTATGTCTCATACTCCTGAGTTGACATTAGCGATTCATGCTAATCTAAATAACAGTTCAGATGTTTACTTTTATGTGAACGGTGGACGAAAGCAGTATGCCATTAATCAGGTACGAGCCTGTTTTGTTGATATTGATGCTGGTCGAGATTCTAGCGGAAACTATCTACCCTCAAAAGAGGTTATGAAGTTTAAGCAGTCTGCTCTTGACAAGATCAATAATTTTCCTGTTAAGCCAAGTTGGGTAGTAGATACTCGTAATGGTTATCAGATTTATTGGATTCTAGATAAGGATAGTAGATACATTAATAAAACAAATTGGAATGGTATTCAGAAGAAACTGGTAAATTACTTTGGTGGAGATGCAAGGGCCATCAAGATTAATCAGATTTATCGTGTTCCTTATACTTGGTGGCGTAAGTGCTGGGAGAAGAAGGCTTCTTACTACTCTACTATTCTTCAAGGTTCAACTGGTGAGGCTGTTGATGTTCAAGATTTAGTATCTGCATTAACTGGTCAACCAGCAACAGTATCTATTGTTCCTAATGCTACTAGTGATGCTTGGTTTGAACAGTGGAGTAAAACATACAAGAAGTCTGATATTACCGGAATTCCTGTAACAGTCGATGCTGCTCAAAATATCTTGAATGAACTGAATAATCAGAAGGCTGTTTACACTAATAGTAGTGCTGATTATTGTGGTCAAAAGAATACTAAGGATAGTGTGTGGGGAGACTTTAATAAAGAACTCGACAACACTAAAAAGTATGGGGAGTACAAGTGCAATAAGTCTAGTAATAATAATTACGAAAAGGCTTATGGCGATCCGTCGCCAGTATTGCCCTCTCATGCTGGTGACAGCGGTTTAGATTTGAGTGAGTCCCAGGCCAAACTCTTAAAAACGGTGGTCGAGTACCTCAATCAAGCGTCTACAGCGTTGTATTTCAGTAACAACCGATTCCTTTCTGGTGCTGCCCGTGATCTGGCAAACCAGATTAGTGATCAATTTTGTATTGGTTGATGGATTCTGTGTCAGGGGATTGGGTTATCCATCCCTTTTGACACGGCCATGTTGGAATAAACTATTATAGTTTGAACTCAAAACAGTATACCTTATGCACGAGCCTTACGATGACGATATTCCTGACAATCCTTATAAATTCTATTTTCAGTTTGATACTGAATGGATAACAAAATATATTGATGATATAGTCAAGAAGTTATCAGAGTCAGGCTATGACTATAAAATAACTAATATAGAAGGATTTCCATACAAATCGTTACCTGTGAGTAGTTGGTTCTCCAGTACAGAGGGGGATAAAAACTCCCTGTACTTGGGGAACAACTATTGGAATGAAGGTATTTGGAAAAAGAAACACTTTATACACAATCAATTACAGAACGAATATGTGCTACATTTACAAAGTCATGCTAGGCATGTGGTTAGTCAGCCTAGATACTATAATGGGTTGTATGAAATACTTAATTAGGAAAATTTATGAATAATGAATGGTTTGTAATAAAAGATTTAAATGGATTTATTAATTCATCAAGAATATTAGTATTTAATAATTTTGGAACAAAATCAAATGAATATAATCCATTATCGTTCCAAATTGATGAGATAGATAGAACTGAACTTGATTCTATTCTTTCTTTTGAAGAATCAAAAACAATTATATCCGATCATATAAAAAAGCAAAAAAATAAAAAAACTAAAAATATAAGATATACATTAAATGATAAAATATTTTTAGAAATTATAGAATCCCTTAATGATAGGATGGTAAGTAATATCTTACATAGTCTAGTCAATAAAGGTTTTGTAGAAACTGCATACGACGAAAAATCAAACGATTTTGTATTTTGGGTGTCAGATGAGTATAAGAAAAAAGAAAAACCTGAAACCGATTGATATAGATGCTCATTTTAAATATAGGTGTCCTAATGATGACTGTGGATCATTATATTGGATTTCATTAAAAGAAAGTCAAACTAAAAATTTTAAAATAGTATGCGATTATTGTGGAAGTATTTTTATACCAAAACGAATTAAAGATATACATATTAATTTTTATGAAATAAAATTAGACAATACTAAAAAGATAGAATCTAGTAATCAAATAATAGAAATAAATAAAAAAGAAGATATAAATAATATTCAAGAAGAAAAAGAAATTAATAAACAAGAGATAGAGAATTCTCAAGAAGAGTTAGAAATTAAACAAAAGCCACTAGAGGTCGATCAACAAGAAATTAATGTTGACTTAATAAAGAACTGTGTTAGGATTCTAGTCGGTTACGGATTTACAGACAATGAATCAGAAAAGGTACTAATGAAGTATCATAAAGAAAATCCGAAACTTGGATCAGTTGATTTAATTAAATTTGCTTTACAATCTATTTGGAGATAATTATGGCTAATGGTATAAGACCATCTACTTTTGATGAAATAATTGGGCAGGATAATGTGATAACCCGCCTACGAGTGTCTGTGACGGGTTGTAAAAACTCAGGCACGGTGATGCCTCATGTTTTAATAGACGGCCCTCCTGGCCTTGGTAAGACCACTATAGCGAGTGCTATAGCGAACGAATTGGGCGTAAACCTTTATACTACCAACGCGGCAAATATTCGTAGTATAAAAAATATTATTCCTTATATTATGGGTATTGAACCAAGATCAGTATTATTTATTGATGAAATTCACAGACTTCCAAAGATTGTAGAGGAGTTTCTTTATCCTATTATGGAAGATTTTGTGTTGAATATTACTGTCAAAAACGATGAAGATAAAGATGTGCCAGAGCAAATTGCACTTCCTATGTTTACTTTTGTTGGAGCAACAACTAGTGGTGGAAGTTTAAGTCAGCCATTTTATGACAGATTTCAAATTAAAGAACATCTAAGTTTTTATAGTGATAATGATCTAGCCAAACTAGCAAGGTCGAACGCAGAAAAACTAGGAGTAGTCATAGACGATCAAGGTCTTTTGGAAATAGCAAAAAGAAGCAAGGGTACTCCTAGAATTTTAAATGGTAGACTACAATGGTATAAGAATTTTCTATCTTGTCATCCAGATAATACAAAGTCTATTCATGAAATATTTGCTATACAAGGTATAGATGAGAATGGTTTCGATATATATGATAAAATGTATTTAGACGTTCTGAAAAAATTGAAAGGTAGTCCAGTAGGACTAAAAGGTATCTCATCTTTAACTGGTATTTCTATTGATACAATAGAAAATAGTATAGAGCCATATCTTGTTAGAAAAGGATATGTGTGGAGAACTCAAAAAGGAAGAGTGTTAGGAGATAATAAAATCTAAATTTAAAAGATAATAATCAGAATTAAGCCATACTATTAGTTTAGTGTGGCTTTTTTTGTATAAAAATATAATCAAATTAATAACCACTATCTTTATAAAGGGTGTATTTTAATATATTAAACCCTAACCTCATACAAATATGGTGTAATTATGAGGAATTTATTATATGTATTACTTTTTCTATTCAGTAGCACAGGATTTTCTGGAACGATAGACCCAAATATTCCTGATAATAAATATGTAGAATATGGTCAAAAATACGAATGTGTAGTTGGAATATGTGGTAACTATGAAGATAATAGTCCATATTGTGCATCTGCGGTTATTATAAAACCAAGATGGATATTAACAGCAGCACATGTTGTTAAAGGATCAAAAAAATGTTTCATAAAAATAAATAATGAAAAAAAAGTAATATCAAAAATTATACCACATAAAAATTATGAAGAAAATAATTTTGGATACTATGATATAGCACTAGGCTATGTTGATGAAGATTTAGTTATTAATTCTTATCCACAATTATATGATAATACTGATGAAGAAGGTAGATTATGTTCTATAGTTGGCGTCGGGTTAACAGGAACTTTTGAAACGGGATGTGTCGTATCTGATAATAAAAAAAGAGCAGGATTAAATATTATAGATCAAATAGATAGGCATTTATTAGTTTGTACTCCATCAAAAGAACATAAAAAAACAGAACTTGAATTTCTAATAGGTAGTGGCGATAGTGGAGGCGGATTATTTATTGATTCAAAATTAGCTGGTATAAATTCCTGCGTAATGGCAGTAGATGGAAAACCAAACTCAAGTTATTCAGATGAGTCTGGTCATACTAGAATAAGTAAATATAGATCATGGATAATAGAAGAAATAGAGATAAATAAATGAATAATGATATTTTAATAGTATTAATTTTAGTTGTATTAAATATAGTAACTTTTAGTATTGGTTATATTTTAGGTAAAATAACTAATAATATAGGTGTATATAGTGATAGTCAGAAGGCAGTTGGGTTTTTTGAAAAACAAAAAAATTCATCTATTAAAAATAAAACAATATCAATAGATGATTCAAAATTTGTAGCAGAAATAAAGACAGATAATTTAGAAAAAAAATATGATACATTAGGAGATACTAAAGTAAGTAAAGAAAATATATCTTCTTCTATATCAAAACTAAAAAATATGAAAGGGTGATTATGGCAAAAGGTCTTGATGTTGGTACTAGTTTTATTGTATTATCAAAAGATAAAAATGATAGTATTGAATATAAAGAGTTTAGAGATGCTTTTTATATTATAAAACCAAATACGCCCGTCGCTACAAAAATGATAGAAAAAGGATTATCTGGTAAGGTGTTTATTAAAGATGAGGGTTCGTTTATTTTATTGGGTAAAGATGCTATAGAAAAAGCAGTAGAAAGAAATGATACTGCACGTAGGCCAATGCACAAAGGAGTAGTATCAGTAAAAGAAAAAGAAAGTAAAAAAATTCTAGCATTTATTTTAAAAGAAGTAGTTGGACAAGCAGAAGAGGAAGGTGAAAAATTAGTATTCTGTATTCCTGCACAACCAGTGGATCAAGAAGATGAAGATTTTGATGTTGGATATCATGAAGATGTTGTTAAAACAATATTAAAAGAATGTGGATACGACGCTAAAGCTATTAATGAAGCAGAAGCTCTATGTTATGCCGAATTAGAAAACGAAGATTATACTGGATTAAGTATTAGTGCTGGAAGCGGAATGCATAATATATGTGTTATGTTGAATGGAGAACCAACAGTATTATTATCAACAACTAAATCTGGAGATTGGATAGATAGAATGGCTTCTGTTGCAACAGGAGAACCAGATAGTGTTGTGCAAGCAGAGAAAGAGAATGGTGAATTTGTTATAGGAGAACAAAATAATAATCAAATATTAAATGCTGT